CGCGATATTTGCTCCGGGGGTATATCCGACCCTGGGTTCTGTGATGTCTTAGAGAACTGGGTTTGCTTCTTCCCCAGTAGGATTTTTCAGAGTTGGTCCGCCATCTCTAAGGCATCCCAGAACTCAGGGTAACTCTGACGAAAGGAATGAGAACTAGTGGCGCGAAAGGCTAAAGCCCCGCGCACTCCCGAAGAATCAGAAAACATGTTGATCAATCTCGCGGTGACATTGGCCGAGAAGCAACTGCGAGACGGAACGGCATCGCCGTCCGTGATCAGTCACTATCTCAAACTCGCTGGCCAACGTGATAAGCTCGAATTAGAGAAGCTTCGACAAGAAACGATGCTCGCAAAAGCCAAAGCAGAAAGCATTGCTTCTGCCGCTCGCACTGAAGAGCTTGTCCAAGAGGCCGTCAATGCAATGCGGAGGTACTCCGGTGGAGAGAATGACGTATTCTGAATGTATCGAACTCCCAACCTTCGAGGAACGATACAATTACTTGCGTCTAACCGGTATGGTGGGCGAGCAGACGTTTGCGCACCAGAGATACCTGAACCAAGCGTTCTACAGATCCCGGGAGTGGCGCGACCTTCGTAACCATATCATCACTCGAGATCTCGGACGAGATCTTGCGTGTGAAGGTTACGAAATTTTCGATGCGCTTTACGTGCATCACATACAACCGATTACCCCCGACGACATATTGCAACGCAATGAGATGCTTCTGGATCCAGAGAATCTAATTACAGTGTCTATGGACACTCATAATGCGATTCACTACGGGACTTTGGATACATCTAGGTTCGTCGGCTATGAGCGCAGGGAAGGAGATCACATTCTATGGTGACTCTACTTCAAAGCGTCAAGGACTACCTCGGTATCGAAGTCGACGACCTCTCCTTCGATGGTGCTATTGCAGGACACATCGATATGTCGGTATTCACTCTCGGTCAGATCCTGTCTGAGACTCCAGAATACGCCGCATCCACGGATTCCGGTTCGATCCCCAAGGAAGTTCTGATGTACATCAAGCTTTCTGTAAAGCTACTCTTCGATCCGTCCGCTTCGGCGACAGTTCAAGACGCCATCACGAAAGCCAAGAACGAACTCGAATGGAGGATGAGTGTTGAAACACCAATTCGATGATTCCCTCACACACTTTGGTGTTAAGGGTATGCGATGGGGTGTTCGAAAGAAAACCGATCACAAGCCTCGAAAGCACATTTCTGAGATGTCGAATGACGAACTCCAGAACATTATCACCCGAGGAAACCTCGAACGCCAATACGCAGCCCTTCAGCCTAAAAGTCGTCTTTCTAAATTCGGAAGTAAGTTTCAAAATAAACTTGAGGACAACTTAGCAAATGCCGCATCTAAAATCTCCGTAAACGTCATGTTTGCCGTGGGCGATTTTAGTGTGAGTCGTTTGAAAGATCCAGAGTCCATCATGTTCACCAAACACGGAGAGCAGGTTTACAATGCCTACAAGAATATCGTTCGGCGATGACGAACTCGCCCACTTCGGCGTAAAAGGTATGAAGTGGGGGGTGCATCGCATCCAGGCCAAGATCGCTGGCGGTAGAGCCGCGAGGAGTCAGATTAAAGGCCATGACGCAATTCTGACACGAACACGAAATTCAGCAGCCAAGAAGACCCGTAAGCTCAATTCGAAGTGGAAGGGTACCGAGCACGAGGCTGCGTACGAGAAAGCCCGACAGAACGAGCTCCGCAAGCAAATGCGGTGGACTGGTAAGGGTGTCGAGGTTTCAAAGCAAACCGGCGACGCAAAGACCAAGGCTATCGCAAAGAAAGAAGAGAAGCACCCCCATCGTTGGGTAGTTCGAAATACAGCGGCTCGGGCAGCAGCACTCACCCTTGTCGTCGCAGGACCTATCGCGTATCGGACTGCCAAGCAGAAGATTGCCACCAGCAACAACCTCAAGATCCGTAACATGTACAACAAGTATGCGAATACTGGTATTTACGACATCAAACTGTAAGGAGATTCATCTTGAGCATCACGCTTACCCATTACGGCGTTAAGGGTATGCGCTGGGGAGTTCATCGCAGTCGACCCGAAGGCGTATCGCGTTCCACTAATCGTACAGCTAAGAAAGACGCCAAGGAATTCACTAGAGCCAAGATGTATTATGGCAAGGGTGCTGGAAACCGACGAAAGCTAATCAAGGCTAAAGTTGCACAACGTTCTAAGGATCCTTCATACAAGAAGGCGTTCGATCACCATGTCGCCAACACCGACTGGGAAAAACGTAGTAGGGAAGCACGTTCTAAACGAGGTCGTGCTGATGCTGTAAAAGGCGCTGGTAAGGCTGCTCGAGGCGCTAAGAACGTCGCTCTTGGGAATTACAGGAACGTTGGCGTCGGAATCCTGACTGCCGCGGTTGCGTTCAAGGGTGCTCAAGCTCTAGGTGTAATCCCTGCAAACTCGGTCATTAAGGATCGGGCGCATGCTGCTGGTAAAAAGGTGTACAACAAGGTCCGACAGACCAGTATCGACGGTATCCGCTCCGCAGCTAGGATGGCCGCCGAACGACAGCGCAACAAGGAATTCTACAACCAATTCCGAGCGGATGGTATCAAGATCTAGCATGCTGTCAAACACCGAAACTCCAAAATACTACGCAGAGTTTCGCGACGCGGTAATCCGAGGAGACATTCCTGTTTGTCAAGAGATCTCCAAGGAGATGAATAGGATCGATCAATTGATCGAAAACCCTAGGTACTACTACGATAGTACCGCTATCGATGGCTTCATCAACTACTGCGAATCGGAACTAACACTGACCGATGGACAGCCTGTGCAGGTACTTCCGTCGTTCAAATTGTGGGCGGAGTCTCTGCTGTCATGGTTCTACTTCGAAGAACTGTCCGTGTACGAGCCGTTCGAAGACGGTCATGGTGGTCGCTACGTCACTAAGCGCATCAAGAAGAGGCTTGTTAACAAGCAGTACTTGATTGTGGCACGAGGCGCTGCCAAATCGATGTACGCTGCGTTCCTGCATGCGTATTTTCTCAACATCGATCCGTCTTCGACTCACCAAGTGGCCACTGCTCCGACCATGGCACAGGCTGAAGAGACGCTGTCTCCAATCCGTACCGCCGTGGCTCGAGCTCCAGGACCGCTGTTCAAATTCCTCACCGCAGGATCACTCCAGAACACAACGGGCAACCGTGCTATGCGTCAGCAGTTGGCCTCGACCAAGAAGGGTGTTGAGAACTTCCTCAACGGATCCATCATCGAGGTCCGCCCTATGCGAATTGACAAGCTACAGGGTCTTCGTACGAAAGTGAACACGATCGACGAATGGCTCTCTGGCGACGTCCGCGAGGATGTTGTCGGCGCACTAGAGCAGGGTGCGTCCAAGGTCAAGGACTGGATGATTGTCGCTATCTCCTCAGAGGGTACAGTTCGTAACTCCGTTGGTGACAGTATCAAAATGGAACTTGGCAAGATCCTCAAGGGAGAGTACTACGACCCTCATACAAGCATCTGGCATTATCGGCTAGATGACGTGAGCGAAGTGGGCGACCCCGACATGTGGATGAAGGCTCAACCTAACATCGGAAGAACCGTATCGTACGAGACCTATCAGCGTGATGTGAATCGTGCTGAGAATGTCCCGGAAGCCCGGAACGACATCCTTGCAAAGCGATTCGGAATCCCGATGGAAGGCTACACGTACTTCTTCACATACCAGGAGACCCTACCTCTTCGGAAGAGGGAATTCTGGGGGATGCCATGCGCAATGGGTCTCGACCTTTCGCAAGGTGACGACTTCTGTGCGTTCACGTTCTTGTTCCCGCTTACCGCGGACAGCTTCGGCGTCAAGACTAGATGTTACATCTCGTCGAGAACTCACCTGAAGCTTCCCGGGGCGGCACGTGAGAAGTACGAACACTTCATCCGTGAAGGATCTCTGCGAGTTCTGGACGGCACAATCCTAGACATGATGGAAGTCTACGATGACATCGTCGCTTATGTCGAAGACAACGAGTATGATGTCAGAGCGGTGGGTTTCGACCCATACAACGCCAAAGAATTCATCATGCGCTGGGGTACTGAACACGGTGAGTATGGCATCGTCAAGGTCATTCAGGGCGCTAAGACGGAGACTGTTCCTCTTGGTGAGTTGAAGGCCCTTGCACAGGATCGGCATCTCCACTTCGATCAGGAGCTCATGAGCTATGCTATGGGAAACTGCATCGTGATGTCAGACACCAACGGCAACCGTAAGCTCCACAAAAAACGTGCTGATCAGAAGATCGATGCGGTGGCAGCTATGATGGATGCTCTAGTCGCATACAAACAGAATCGTGACGAATTCGAATAGGAAGGAGGTGACTATGGGTCGTCTCGCACACGCATGGAATGCGTTCATGAACCCCGACCGCGACATGCAGGATCCATTCAAAATGGAACTGCGAACAAGTGCGCCGACAGTTCAGTCGACACACCGTTATACAGTTCAAAGCAACATCATCGACACGATTTTTAACCAGATCGCAGTCGACGTCGCTAAGGTGTCAATCCGACATATTCGGACGGACTATGACAAGACCTACCTCGAGGATCTAGATACTGGATTTAACGAGTGTCTTACGGTCGCACCAAACATTGATCAGACTCCACGAGCATTCATGCAGGATCTCTGTCTGACGTTACTGGAGGAAGGTGCCGCAGCGATCGTACCCACTGAATTCTCCAACAGTCCGGTGAATTCGAATGCCTACGACATCTACTCGATGCGAGTTGGCAAGATCCGGGAGTTCAAGACTACGTCGATCGTGGCGGACGTTTACAACGAGAAGACCGGTAACCGTGAATCGGTAGAGATTCCTAAGCGTCTCGTCGCCATCGTGCAGAATCCGATTGCGTCCATCACGTCTAACCGTGGATCTCTAGCATCTCGACTCAGTTCGAAGTTACGAGTTCTAGACGCTATCGACAATGCTGCTGCAGGTAAGAAACTGGACCTCATCGTCCAGCTCCCCTACACCGTTCGTACAGAACGACGTAAGGAAGAAGCCGAGAAGCGGATGAGGGATGTCGAGAAGCAACTCTCCAATGGCCAATTCGGTATCGCCTACATGGACGCTGCCGAAAAGTTCACTCAACTTAACAGGCCTGCAGAGAACAACCTTCTCGAACAGATCAAGTACCTTACAGCACAATTGTACGGTATGCTCGGTATGCCTGAAACAGTGTTCAATGGCACTGCCGACGAGCAGACCATGCTGAACTACTACAACCGGACCATTGAGCCGATTGTATCTGAGATTACAACTGCAATGGCCAAGACGTTTATTACGAAGACTGCCAGATCCCAGGGTCAGACGGTCAAGTATTTCAGGGATCCGTTCCAGAACGTCTCGATCTCGAAGATTTCGGAGATCGCACAAGTCATGGTCACCACCCAGATCATGACACCCAACGAGGTTAGATCCTATCTGGGTCTTCCTAGAAGCGACGAACCGGTCGGGGACTCGCTAAGCAACCCGAACATCAATCCTGCTGACGATGTTTCCACGACACCGCCCGCAGAATCACCTGAAGAGGAATACAATGACGAATACGGCATGTGACTTCTCGGGATGGGCAACCAAGAACGATATCCGGTGTAGTGACGGTAGGACCATTCGTCACAATGCCTTCGCCGATAATGACGGAGATATTGTGCCCCTGGTTTGGCAGCACGGTCACGGGACTCCGGATAACGTTCTAGGTCACGTCCAGCTTGAGAATCGTGATCAGGGCGTCTACGCCTATGGTTTCTTCAACGATACTCCCGCAGCAAATCATTCCAAGGAATTGCTCAAGCATGGAGATGTCGACTCGCTGTCGATTTATGCCAACAATCTCACCCAGAGTGGTGGGGACGTCAAGCATGGAAACATCGTTGAGGTTTCCTTAGTTTTGTCTGGCGCAAATCCCGGCGCCAAGATCGAAAATATTGCCATTGCACACGGCGATGGTTCCTACGAAGCAACAGATGAGGCATATATTATGAGCGGTTCCCACATTTCTCACACATCCGAACCCAACAAATCGTCTTCAGGCGAAAAGACCGTCCAGGACGTCGTCGATTCCATGACCGACGAACAGAAAGACGTCCTTATGTTCCTCGTCGGAAAAGCCGCTGAGGAAGGCATCCCGTCTGACGATTCCGATACTGAAGGAGATCCTATGAGTCACACAAACATCTTCGAGACCGATAACGCGATGGATGAGGGCGATGTCCTGTATCACTCTACTATCGATACGGCCTTTAAGGACGCCGTTCGCACCAAGGCGAACTCCCTCCGCGAGGTCTTTATGGCCGTCGCCGAGGAGAATGGTCTTTCCCACGCTGACATCGCACACGCCGAGAAGACCTACGGTATTTCCAACATTGACCTGCTCTTTCCGGATGCGCGAAACCTCGATGTCCCGCCGACCTTTATCGACCGTGACCAGGGTTGGGTCAAGCCTGTCCTGAGTGGTACGCACCACACCCCATTCACCCGCATCAAGTCGATGCAGGCCGATATTACGGCTGACGAGGCCCGAGCCAAGGGCTATATTACGGGATCGCGCAAGAAGGAGGAGGTCTTCAAGCTTCTGAAGCGTACGACCTCCCCTACGACCATCTACAAGCTTCAGAAGTTCGACAGGGATGACCTGCTGGATATTACCGACTTCGATACTATCGCCTGGGTTAAGGGCGAGATGCGTTCGAAGCTGGATGAGGAACTGGCGCGAGCCATCCTCCTGGGTGATGGTCGCTCCAACTCTGACCCGGACAAGATCAACGAGGAGAATATTCGACCGATCTTGAAGGAGGATGACCTGTACTGCCTCAAGAAGGATCTTCCGGCTTCGATCACTCCCGACACTATCGTTGATGAGCTGATCCGCGCTCAGGATGACCTTGAGGGTACCGGTTCGCCGACACTCTTCTGCGCGAAGTCCTTCATTACCGACCTTCTTCTCCAGAAGGACAAGATGGGACACTACCTGTACCCGACGAAGCAGGCGCTTGCCGATCGTCTGGGCGTGTCTGCTATCATCGATGTCCCGCAGATGAAGGGTCTCAAGGACGGCAACAAGGATGTCCTGGCCATCATCGTCAACCTTTCCGATTATAACGTCGGCACCGATAAGGGGGGCGAGGTTACGATGTTCGATGACTTCGACATCGACTTCAACCAGTACAAGTACTTGCTCGAAACGCGAGTTTCTGGCGCCCTTACCAAGGTCAAGTCGGCCCTGGTGGTCAAGAAGCTCGCGGCCTGATGAAGTTCTCCGGGCACGTCGGCATTGCTGTAGAGCGTGAGACATCGCCCGGGGTCTTCGAGGAGACCATTGAGCCCAGGAACTGCAGAGGAGACCTCATACGTCTTACGAGGCGTATGAACACAACCCCCGTGGTTCCTGGGCTCTCTATGGGTAACACGTTCTCATTCATCGCAGACCCATACACTCTTGATAACTTCTTAAACATTCGCTATGTCGAGTGGAAGGGGATCAAGTGGGCTGCCACTTCGGTAGAACTCCAGCGCCCCCGGATTCTAGTCACTGTCGGAGGTCCCTACAATGCGTAGCGACTTCCATACTAGACTACAGGCTTTGGCGCCCAACTGCCGAATCTACTTCCAACCCCCGAGCAACGTCAAAATGGCATACCCAGCCATTGTCTACCAACTCGACAGGGTTGTGAAGAAGCGCGCCGACAACAAGAGCTACTTACAGGATCGGCGCTATCAGGTAACACTGATAACCAAGAACCCGGACGACCCAGTCTTTGATGCTCTGGCGTCGCTGGTCCACTCCGAGTTCGAGCGGTTCTTTACCACTGATACGCTGAACCACTTCGTGTTCGGCATCTACGACATTAAGGAGTGACCATGACTGCACTTACATGGGACAAGACCGGCGAGCATGTGTACGAAACCGGCGTCAGTAACGGCGTACTCTACAAGTACGACAAGGTTGGCAAGACGTACAAGGCCGGTGTGGCGTGGAACGGTCTGACGACCGTGACGATGTCTCCCGAGGGCGCAGAGTCCAACGCGGTTTACGCCGACAACATCAAGTACCTGGATCTGATCTCGGCCGAAGAGATGAAGTTTACCATCGAAGCCGTGACCTACCCCGACGAGTTTGCGGAGTGCGATGGCACCGCCGCAATCGCCGAGGGTGTCTACATCGGTCAGCAGGAGCGCGCCAAGTTCGCGTTCTGCTACCGCAACAAGATCGGAACCGACCAGGACTCCGAGGCCGGCTACAAGCTTCACATCGTGTACAACGCCACCGCTGCTCCTTCCGAGCGAGCCTACGCTACGGTTTCCGATTCTCCGGAAGCCATCACCTTCAGCTGGGAGTGCTCGACCACTCCGGTGCCGGTCACGAACCATAAGCCTACCGCGGAGCTTATCATCGATTCCACGAAGGTTGCGCCCGCGAAGCTCAAGAAGATCGAGGCCAAGCTCTACGGCGATGACTCCGGCCAGCCCACGCTGCTCACGCCTGACGAGGTCCTCGCGCTGCTCGCGTGAGTAATCTCGTTTTAGTGCTCGACTTTCCCGAGCACACATCCTTCAACCGAGAGACGGAGGAGTTCCTTACACTCCCACCTACCCGATTGACTCTCGTACACAACCTGCAAAGTGTTGTTCGGTGGGAGTCAAAATGGAAGCGATCCCTAGTGGATCGTCCTCCGTCCTCGGTTGAAGAGGTGACAGACTACATAGGCTGCATGTCCGATGGTCAGGATGAGGTTCCGTTCCTTCTAGAGCGCCTCACTCGCGATCATGTCGAGGCTATCAAGAACTATATTGCGGATCCTATGTCCGCATCGGTCATGCTTTCGAGACCAGGCGAACGGAAGACGTCTGAAAAGATGACTTCTGACCTGATCTACTATTACATGGTGACATTCCAAATCCCATTCGAGGCTGAGGAATGGCATCTCAATCGTTTGTTGATGCTGATCCGGATCTGTAATGCAAAACAGAATGCCGGACAGAAGACAAACCCGAAGAGCGCTGCAAGTCAGCGTGCCGCTTTGAACAGAGCCCGACGTACTCGGGCAGGAAGTAGAGGATGATGATTCCTGAAGACGCTCAGGTCCCTCCGGGCCCCGATCCGCACGAAGATGCAAACCGTCCCATCTACGAAGGGAAGTAAATGTCCAAGATCGACGAAGTCCTTTCCCACGCGGCTTATCGCCTGGGTTACTACGCACCCAACGATCCGGAACCCGGATCCGAGGCTGGTCGCTGGCTGGCTAAGCGTATGGGACAGCCGTGGCTTGCAGGTCCTTCCACCGACATTTGGTGGTGCATGGCCTTTGTGTCTATGGCGTTTGATATGGCTGGGGGAGCGGGTGGTTTCGGCGGGGGGTCTTCAAAA